CCCGGTTGCTCATTTTTTCTTGCCTTTGGCGGGCTTGCCGCCTCCAGCAATCCGCTCATAGACGTCCGCAAGCATCTTTTCGCGGGTCTTCTCGTCTCGGTCCTGCCAGAAGGTGTCCTTACAGGAGGAGATGAACTCCTCTTTGGACATTTTCCTCACGGCAGACTCTACAAAGGTCACACCGTTGTAGATCATGACGCAGAATACGGCATGATTCCGTAGATGCCGCTGGTAGCGAGGACAGACGCAGCCTTCAGTGACGGCGCGGTTGCTCCCGATGCCAGGGTTACGGCAATCACGTTGTTGATGGAGTCGTAGCTGGCAGCGGTCACACCATCAAGCACGGTGGTGGCGTTGGTGGCGATGAGCGAGCCATACTTCGAGGTGGCGTCTCCGAAACCGAATTTCTCCACAACCTTGTAGTTGTCGCCGGTTTCGCCCACTTTCTTCAGCTCGACAGGCATCAAGCCGTAAACACCAAGCAGTGCGTCGTAATCCAGAGGCTCCACCTCAAGGTGCAGCATGTAGTACTCAACATCCTGGTAAGCCACGTTCACGACGAGAGAAGCCTTGTCGTTTGCGCTGGGATGGTCGGGACCGCTGGGATAGATGGTCACGGGGATACCTGCGAGGGTGTCGGTGCCGTCATCCAGTCCGTACAACTGGCTCTGAAGGTCGATGAGGTACATGTCCCACACCACGTTGGCGTTGGCCAGAATCTGCGCGCGCAGATAGTGGCGGAACGAGTCGAGGGTGAAGGCGTCGGTGCGGGCACTCATGCCGTTGTAGGCATTGGGGCCGTAACCGATCTGCGAGAACTGCGCGTCACCGCCGCTGGTCTCCCAGTTGATGATGGCGGGGAAACCGAAGGCGCGGTCGGGAAGGTCTGCATGACAAGCGGTGCGCAGGTCAGCGAGAGTGGCGTAGTTCAGCTTGGTGCCGTGCTTAACGAGCACCATCGCCTTGATTTTGTCATAGTTGATTTCGCAAGCGGATTGACCCGTGTTGAACGAGGCATCGCTCTTACAAGTTCTAATTCTTGACATATTCTCTTGTGCAATTTTGATTGTTAATCTTAATTTCGAGGCTGCGCACGTCGATAGCGTCTATCGGCTCACTCACCTCCTGACCGCTCGGAGTCATCGCCCCGTAGCGCCCATAATCGAAGTTCTTAGACATCGTATGGGGAACATACTCGATGTCGCCGTAGCCCCAGTCAAAGCGGTTATCGCTCTTCAACACCTCTATGAGTCGCTCATAGATGGGCAACAGCACACGCTCGAAGGACGTCTCCATACGCTGTTCGTTGGTCCAGTCCTTGCGTGACGAACATGCGATGATGAGGTTGATTTTCGTGCGGTACTGGTAATCGGCAGAGTCCACAATCTGCACATTCGGCGTCTGCAACGCAATCAGCGGGAACTTGAGCGGCATGTTGCCGCCAAGACCCTTAGAGCGCACATTCAGCACGTCCTTGACGTACTGCGCAGAGCCGAAGATGTAGTTGATGTCGACACCTTCCAACCGCTCGGTGAATCCACCGGGGCTGGTCCTGGTGACAACAACAGTGCGACCTACCTCCTCCACCACGCTTTTGAAAATCTTCTCAATCTGGTCCATCTCGTCAAATATTGAACTGGTTAATAGGGGTCACCATGTTGACACGATAGTAGACATCATAGTTGCTCTCGGCGGCCCAACGCACGAAACGCTTGTTCAACTCCACCATCTCGTTCCATACGCTCACCATACGCTGGCGCGGCGGTTGGCTGTCGTTGGCAGACTTGAGCCGAACAAGCCCGGTGATGGTCATCACCTGGTTCACGTCTCCCACCATCTTGAAGTAGACGTAATGGGCAAACGGAAGGCGCAACCGCTCAAGCAGGTCTTCGATGTCGTCAGTGTCGACGTTTTCCATACGCTGCTCTATTTCCTCGGCAAGAGCGTCACCGACCATATTGCGCAGAAAATCATCCTGGAATCGGTCAATGTAGCTACCGATGGCTTCTTGGACAGCATACGAGTTGTTGTCGAGACCTCCCGTGTCGGCTGCATTCTCGATCTGCAGCGGACCGTCGTAAAAATATGAGCAATCTATGAGTCTCATTCTGTCAGTGTCATTTTTTGGTTTTCTTCTTGGGAGTCTTGGTGTCCGTCACGCCGACGTTCTTGGTGTCTTGCGGGACCTCCACCTCTTTGGAGTCGTCCACGGGACTCTCGGGAGTCTCCTCATCGAGGGGGTACACCTTGAGCGTACCCCTCTTGATGCGGATTTCGTTCTCACGAAGCACGTTGGACAAATCCTCGCCCTCAAAAACATACTTCATGGCTTACTCTACAGTAACATTGCAGATGTCAAAGTAGGTTACACCGCCGACCGTGATGGCGGCCTTGACGATGGTATTGCCGGCGGCAACACCCGTCACAAGGCCCTTGTTGCTCACGGTAGCCTTGCCAGTGGCGCTCGACGACCAGGTCACGGAAGCCCCCTCGGGGAGCGTGACAGCACTGAGCTGTCCGGTGTAACCAGTGCCAGATGCGGCCTTGACGGTGAGCTCGTGCTTGTCGAGGCGCACCATGGCACCCTCGCCAATCTCCACCATGCTCAACTCGCCAATGGCCTCACGGATGACGTTCTCCTGACGGAGGCGGTCGATGGCGTCTCCACCGATGGCGTAAATCTTAGGATTGCCCATGATTACTCAGCGGTGATAGCGGTCTTCACGTCGCTCAGCGAACCGTAAGCGAAGGCCCAAGGCATGTAAACAGGCCAGATGACCTCTTCCTGTGCGATGACGGCAACGTAGTTCTTCAACTTAGTGTCGACATCCTCAGCGAACTCAACACTCAAGGCGGTGTAGTCGATGAGGTTAGCAGCGTTGATGAAGTCACCAACGAGGTACTTGCCCACGGGGATGCTCGTCAACTCGATGACGGGGATGCCGCCGATGTACTTCACGCCGTTGTTGCCAACGACGAGACCCAGGCTGCGGCCGGTGGTGTCCTTCTCAGCCATGATGGTGTTCACGGTGATGGGGTTCAGCACGATGGCGCTGGGGCTGTACTGGGCGTAGTTCATCACAGCGAAGATGGTGTTGATGACGTCAGCCGAGTTGGGATAAGCGATGCTCTGGTAAGCACCGTGACGAACGGTGGAGGTGGTGTTGGCCACGCTCAGGCTGCTGCTGTAGGCACAACCCTTCAGAAGGAACTGACGGTCGTTCATCTTGATGACATCGAAGGTGGCGTTGGCAGCGCTCACACCGG